AGTGACATTTGATCGGTTGCCTGGAGCAACCTACTATTGTCAGTCAGCAAATCTTCCTGGTGTTTCGCTTACAGAAATTGTAAGATCAACACCATTTATTGATTTGTTTGTTCCTGGCGAAAAAATGATATATGATACTTTTAATATCACATTTCTAGTTGATGAAGATCTTCGTGCTTGGACAGAACTGCACGATTGGATTCGCGGAATTACTTTTCCTACAGACTTTAAAGAGTATGTAGATCTTGCTCGTCAAGCAAAGGCACCATATATCCGTGGTCGTGATAAAAACAAACCACAATATTCAAGTGCTATTATGACAATGTTCACAAACAAAAACAATCCAAACTTCCGTGTTAAGTTTGTTGATTTGTTTCCAGTTTCAGTGTCGACAATCTTATTTAATTCTATGGACAGTGCAGAGAATATTGCGGTCGCCGACGCGACATTTCGCTTTGCCTATTACGAATACGAAAGAATCTAATAGTTATTCTTGAGAGTTCGTTCAAACTAGACATACTCATTATACTGGTGCAATTATTGTAAGACAACTATTGCACTGACTTGTCTTTTGAGTTGCGCTGATGTATAATTCCATGTATGAAACTAGAAACACCTCCGCTTGAAGAATTAATGTTGCAATGGGAAAAGGATTCCGAAGTTGATACTACGGAACCTGGCAAAGAGATCCTACGCATTCCATTGATTCACAACAAATATAACAAATACTTGTCACTGCACAATCTTGCAGCCAAACGAGCATCACTTGAGTTTGACAAATTAAAGAAACTCAAGTGGATGTATTACAGTGGCAAACTGGATCAAGAAGAGTTAGATAAACTTGGTTGGGAACCATTTCGATTTACTCTTAAATCAGATATGCAAGTTTACCTTGATGGCGATGATGATCTAAACAAACTCAAACGCAAGAAAGCATATCACGAAGAGTCTGCAAATTTTTGCACCAATGTCATGAAAGAACTTAACAATCGCACATGGCAATTGAAAGAGTACATGGGTTGGGAGAAGTTTATCCAAGGTGCTCGATGATTGACCATGTCGCTGTTGAAAAGGTTGATAATATCTATGTTCAAGTGCATGCTGAAGATTCTATTCTTCAGGAGATGTCTGAGTTCTTCACCTTTTCGACTCCTGGCTATCAATTCAGCCCAGCATTTAAAAGCAGACACTGGGATGGTAAAATTCGTTTGCTCAACTTACGAACGAAGCAAATTTATGCGGGACTAGTTGGCTATATAAAGACTTTCTGCAAGCAAAAGAATTACACATTCGAGGTCATCGATGAAAACAGGGAAGTTCATCCAATCGATACAAAGAATCTTTCAAATGCTCTCTCCCTTCCAATGGAGCCAAGAGATTATCAGTTACTGGCATCTAGCGTCGGACTTACAAAACGGCGAACTGTACTCATTTCACCCACGGCATCGGGGAAATCGTTAATCATCTATATGATGATTCGCCACTTATTGAATAGTGGCAAGAAGCGTGGATTGTTGATTGTGCCGACAATCAATCTTGTCACTCAAATGCATTCTGACTTTAAAAACTATTCCAGCAACAATGGTTGGGATGTAGACAAGTATTGTCAAAAAATCTTTGGTGGTGAAAGTAAAATCCCTGATTCAGATCTAGTTATCTCTACTTGGCAGTCAATCTATGAGATGCCAAAGAAGTATTTTGCTCAGTTTGATTTTATCATCGGCGACGAGGCTCACACATTTAAAGCCAAGTCATTGACAAGCATCATGACTAAACTCATCAATTGTGATGTGCGCATCGGCACAACTGGTACACTGGATGATAGCAAGGTAAACAAATTAGTTCTTGAGGGTTTGTTTGGTCCTGTGTTTAAAGTCATTAGCACTAAAGAACTCATTGAAAGAAAACAACTCGCAAACTTTAGTATCAAATGCATTGTGTTGAAATACCCAGAGGTTGTTTGCAAATCTATCAAAGGATTTTCATATCCAGATGAAATGAATTTTTTGACTCAACACGAAGGTCGAAATAACTTTATATGTGATCTTGCAATTAATTTAAAAGGTAATAGTTTAATTTTATTTACTTATGTCGAAAAACACGGTAAGATACTATATGAAACGATTAAAGAGAAATGCGGCAATCGCAAAGTGTTCTTTATTCATGGTGGGGTTGAGGCTGAAGATCGCGAAGCAGTGAGGCATATCACTGAACAAGAAAACGATGCGATCATTGTAGCCAGTTATGGAACATTCTCGACAGGTGTGAATATCCGTAACCTACATAATATTGTATTCTCTTCTCCCACAAAGAGTAAGATCCGTTCTCTGCAATCAATTGGTCGTGTGCTGCGTTTGGGTGAGAACAAAGATGCTGCTACACTTTACGATATCGCTGATGATTTAAGGTACGGTCCTTATACAAACTTCACATTGAAGCATTATGAGGAACGAGTGAAGATTTATAGCGAAGAAAAGTTTCCGTTCACATCCAACAATGTAAGGATAAACTAATGCCAAGAAAAAAGAATGTAGAACAACCAGAATTAAAATTCGTTCGCATGAAAAATACTCTTGATGACATTGTTGGGTATGTGACTTATGGAACTGAGTACATAACAATTAATCAACCACTTAGAATTGATATTGAAACACTATTTGATGAAGGCAGACAAATCTTATCAATGCAAGAATATCTACCACAATCAGTGATTGAGATTAAAGAGGTTGATATTAATTTAAACGATGTGATGTTTATCACTCCAGTACGCAAAGACTTTTATGAGCAGTATGAGTATGTGAGTGAGTTTTTCTATAACAATCAATCGAAGATTAAGCCACCATCAAGTGGCATAACAAGTGAAGAAATTTCAGAAAAAACTCAGAAAGTCGTCTCAATTCTAGAAGCAATGGCAAACAAAAAGGATAAACCAGTACACTAATTTATGGCAAAAAATCATTACATCAATAACAAAGATTTCCTCAAGGAAATGATTAAGTATCGAACTGCCATTAGAAAGGCAAAAAGACTTGGTCAACCTAAACCGCAAATCCCAACATATGTTGCTAAATGCTTCATGATGATTGCTGAGAATCTTTCACACAAACCAAACTTTCTATCATATACCTTTCGCGACGAAATGGTCGCTGATGCAATTGAAAACTGCGTCATGTATGTAGACAATTTTGATCCGAGTAAATCAAGCAATCCATTTGCCTATTTCACTCAAATAACTTATTATGCATTCTTAAGAAGAATTCAGAAAGAAAAGAAACAGTTGTATGTTAAATACAAGTCAACAGAGACTGCTGGTATTCTTGATGAGTTTGAGTTGAACGAAAACGAAGATGGTACATTCAGACAGTTTGAATTGTATGAAAATATTTCTGAGTTTATTAGCAATTATGAGAATGCTCGCAAAGCAAAGAAAGCAAAGCGCGCAGGTCTGGAGAAATTCGTAGATGAAGATAGCAATCCTGGGTGATACTCACTTTGGTATGAGAGGCGATAGCATTGCCTTTCATAATCATTATCGTGAGTTCTATACAAAAACATTCTTTCCTTATTTGGTGCAAAATGGAATTACCACCATCTTTCAGTTGGGTGACTTATTTGATCGTCGGAAGTATATCTCTTTTCAGTCTCTTGCTCTTTGCCGTCGTTATTTTTTTGATCAGTTAGTCAAACATAATATTCAATGCCATACTCTACTTGGCAATCACGATATCTTCTTTAAGAACACTCTTGAAGTAAACTCGCCAGATCTACTTTTGCGCGATTATAAAGATCATGTGATTCTTTATGACAAGCCAACCGAATGGATGGACATTGACATCATTCCTTGGATTTGCAAAGATAATGAGTTAGAAATTGCCGACTTTATCAAGCGTAGCGATAAGCATGTATGCTTTGGTCATTTTGAACTTGCTGGGTTTGAAATGGATCGTGGTAATATCTGCCATGATGGAATGGATCCAAGTGTATTGAACAAATATGATCTTGTTCTGTCTGGACATTTTCATCATAAGAGTAACAATGGCAGTATTGTTTATGTTGGCACTCCAGGTGAGATGACTTGGAGTGATTATAATGATGATCGCGGTTTCCATATTCTTGATACTGAAACTCGCGAGTTAACATTCGTTCAAAATCCTGATAAGATGTTTTATAAGATCAAGTACAATGATGATGAGATGTACTATAATGATATTGTCAACACAGATTATTCGTATTTGAATGGCAAATTCTTGAAGATTGTTGTTGAAAAAAGAAACAACTCTTTCTTGTTTGATACATTGATTGATACAATCACAAAAGTTGCTCCGCTAGAAGTTGCAGTTGTTGAAGACTTCTCGGAAATTACTGACAATGTTGAAGTTGATATTGACCAAGCAGAAGATACAATGACAATCTTAAATAAGTATGTTGATGGCTTGACATTGCCAGTAGAATCAGATAGAATTAAGACAGTTCTGCGTGATGTTTATAGCCAAGCGTTGTCCATGGAGATCGTGTGATATTCTTTTCTAAAGTTCGATACAAGAACTTTCTTTCCACTGGAAACATATTCACTGAGATTGATCTTGGTGGACATGCAACTACACTCATCATCGGCGAGAATGGTGCAGGTAAATCAACATTCTTGGATGCAATTACATTTGCATTGTTCGGCAAACCATTCCGCAATATCAACAAGCCGCAATTAGTAAACTCAATCAACGAAAAAGATTGTACTGTAGAAATCGAATTTAAGATTGGCAAAGTTGCATACAAGATTATTCGCGGTATCAAGCCGAATGTGTTTGAGATCTATGTTGATGGTGCTCTCTTAAATCAAGACGCCAAAGCCAAAGACTATCAAGACTATCTTGAGAAAGTTATTCTCAAGATGAACTATAAGTCATTCACACAGATTGTTATTCTGGGATCAACAAACTTCACTCCATTCATGCAGTTGTCCGCAGCGGACCGTAGAACTGTCATTGAAGATCTCCTCGATATTCAGATCTTTTCTTCAATGAATGTGATTGTAAAGAATAAACTGCATGGGCTGAAAGACGAAGCAGCACAATTA